GTCTTAATTGAGCCTACAATCTACGGATGCTTGCCAGCTGTTTTAACGTCATGTGGCACAGAAGAGAAATTAATTGAGTGGGTAACAATGTACGGCTTTAAGATAATGAAATTACCAAAATATGATCAGCGTAAATTATCTGTTGGCTATCCTAGCATTACGGGATGTGTCAGCTTTATTAAATATGCAATTGGTTATCCAAATATGTCAATTACACCTTATCAGCTATGGAATAGATTCATTCGCGATGGTGCAACAGTTTTAACTCAAAAGGGAGAATAATATGGGCGGCGGCGGCGGAGATAGTGATAAAAGCTACATGAATGCACAACAACAAAGGCAAGATAAGTTAGACGCAGAAAAAGACGCAGAAGATGAGACGTTACAAAAACAAACAATCGCTACACTTAGAGGCGGAAGCCAGGGATACGGGGCTGGTACAAAAGGTAGCCTAGGAGGCTAAAATGATTGATTTTTTGAAGATACCGAAAGCTAATAGTGATCTCGCTAGCGATGTTATAAAGAGATATACGATCGCAAATGAAGAGATGGCGACGTGGCTATCGACACTGTCAGAAGTGTATAGGTTGGTATTTCCAAACAAAGCAAAGTTTAGAACTAAAGGTCGTGTAAGCGGGCAAAATGATTATATGAAACACGTATATGACTGGACAGCTATATCTGGAGCCAAGAGTTATGCAAGTAATCTAATCAGCACAATGATGCCGGCTGGTGTGGACTGGTTTAAAATAGGTGTGGGCTATAAATATAAGGGACAGCAAGCTGACGTTGGCAAAGGTACCAAAGATTTATTGGCCCATATGTCACAAACTGTATTTAGGATATTAAACTCAAGCAACTTTTACCAAGCAATACATCCATCATTGATGGAGATGTCAATCTCAACTGGCGTGTTACTAGTAAACGAAACTGATGATTTAGATAATCCAATTATATTTACGTCTGTGCCTCTGCACGAGTGCTGTTTTAGCGCTGGCGCAAATCAAATGATCCAAAATGTTTATCGTAAGTACGTAGTCAAAGCACATACACTTAAAGAGCAGTGGCCTAAAGCTAAGTGGAGCGCTAAAATACTAAGTATAATTGATAAAAACCCAGATCAAGAAATTGGGATAATCGAATCAACAGAAAAAAATGCAGATATGCCGCTTGATAAGCAATGGCAGTACTCGATTGTTTTAGAAGAATTTAAAGAAACTCCACTTATTGAGTATCGTAGCTATAGTCCATTTATTGTATTTAGACCGTCTGTATATTCCGGCGAAATTATGGGTCGCGGCGTAATGCTAGACATGATATCAGCGGTTAGAATACTTAATAAAATTGCTGAAGACGAGCTAAGACTAAATTCATACATGGCTAAACCAATCTTCATGAGCCCGAATGGGTCAGGTGCGATAAATCCATATATGGTACGTATGGAACCAGGATCTATTATTCCATATCAAAGCATTCCTGGGTCATCTAGACCCCCAGTTGAGCAGCTTACAATTCAAGGTAACTTGCAATACTTACAGCTAAATAGCGAAAAGATTAAAAACGAAATCATCAGAGCGCTAGGTATTAACCCTATTCAGCCCGACGGCAATACACAAGAGACTGCAACACGATCACAGCTATTAGATGCTGCGTGGGTTAAATCAAACCAAGAAATATTCGGTCGATTGACGCCAGAGTTATGCAATCCTCTTGTCAAAACAATATTCCATATATTGCATCGCAAAGGTTATTGGAAAATGCCAATTGTTGATGGCAAGATAATTGATATAGAATACACATCACCAATAATGGATACTCAAAAAAAGCAAAACATAACACGTATAACTCAGTACGCCGAAACACTACAGGCAACCCTAGGTCCAGAGGGAGCTATGACAGCATTCGCCTATGGAATTAATGCAACAGAGTATCCTGGATGGCTTGCAAATCAATTTAATATTGACTCAATTATACAACGTGGAGAACTATCAAAAAGTCAAATGTTAAAAATAGCTCATCAGCAAATGCAACAACAACAGCAACAACAACTACCTCAACCTCAACCCACAGCCCCCGGAGGCCAAAATGGACAACAACAAGGATTTACTGGATCACAACAACCAGGATTACTTACTCAGTGATAAAAGCTCCGCAGAAAAAGAACGCGAAGAAGCAATTGAAGCGTATAGAAAAAGTGTTTTAAAATCCTTTGTGCAATCTTTTAAATCTGATCAATCAGACAAAGCACTTGAATGGCTGGATATACAATGTAAAGCACAAATTCCACAAGGTGGTGATTTTAGTTATTCCGTGGGGTATCAAAACTGCATCAAAGACATTCTCGGCATGATAAATAGCAAGGAGACATAAGCAATGGAAGTAGATGCACAAAAAGAATACGAAGCACCGAGCGCTACACGTGCAGTGGGTGAAGCTGGCGAAGCAGAACCTGAGCGACTCTTAGCTAATAAATATAAGAACTCCGAAGAGCTAGAAAAGGGATACCTTAATCTACAGTCTAAGCATGATTCAACGTTTGGTGGATTTACCGGTGCACCAGATGGTGATTATGAATACGCAGCAAACGAAGAAACAAACTTTACACTAGATCCAGATTCCGATTTAACAAAGTCATTTAATGAATTAGCGCGTAATTCAAATATGAGCCAAGAGTGCTACAAAAATTGTGTTGATATGTTTGCAAAAGCACTACAAAGTAGTGGTAAGTCGGCAAGCGATGAAAGCATTAAGCACGAGGAATCACTACATAAACAGTATATTAAAGATCTGGGCGGAAATGAAGATGCGGTTATTGTACAAACCGAAGAACTGATAGGTAAGCTCGGAAGAATACAGGCGCTAAGCGATGATCATATTACTGCACTTATTGGCGAAATGAAAAATAGCCAAGCATTTAATGCGCTAAAAATTATTATGAATGAACAGGATTATTCATCGGTTCCACAATCCGCAAGTTCGCCAACATTATCGGGTGCTGATCTTAAAGCAAAACTTAAAGACAAAGGAAGCATGAGCGCAAAAGAAAGAGAAAGCCTAAGACAATCATATGCAGAGGCATATCCTGGCATGAGGGAGCGATAAATGTATTTTTATAATATAGCAGACAAATTGCCGATTAAAGGGTTTAGATCAGTTGACTTTGAATATGACTTGCAGACTCCACAGCCAACGTCATTTAGAATTACAGTAACTGCAAATGGCGTAGTACATATGATTAGTGATACATATGCCGGCGATGCAGCAAAGCGTAATGCTGCGCTAGCATTTTGCATACACTATACATTTATTAAGATTAATCAAGTCCATACATCTTTAGATATAAACGAGATGATCACGAAGATGGAAAACCTACATCACCTTGAAATATATACGTACGAAAAAGAAACCGCGCATGCAATAAAGCTTAAGGCTATCAAGAAAGGTAAAGATGCTGCAAAAAAAGAGAGAAAGAAAATGGAATTAGAGACTAATGCGTAGACTCTACCAAACGGAATCTGGTATATCTGTTGAGTATAACAAAGACCTTGACACGTATAGTTCGACATGCGAATGCGGTAGAAGGTGGGTTTTTAAGGGTTGCGAATTAGCAGAGTTTGTTGCAACTAGATATGTTATTAATCCACTAACTCCTTTTAAACCATGGCCACCAAGTGGCCGCGAAGTATCGTATAAATACAAATATTAGTGTATGATATGCTTTTGTATAATATGGGTACAACCAAATGAATGATAAGTTTGATATAAAGCACGCTGCTAAGATTGTCACACTAGTAATCTGTAGCATCTCTGTGGCAATAATCATTTGCTGGGCAGCATCAGCTCTGGATGAAGTATATTCTGTGTGGGCTAGCTCAAAAGATGGTCAGGCACAACTAGCAGAAGCAGACTATAATCGCCAAATAGCAGTTAGAGAAGCAACTGCAAAGGCAGCATCAGCAACTGAGTTAGCAAAGGCAGAGATAATCAGGGCTAAGGGAGTTGCAAAAGCAAACAAAATAATCGGTAAATCATTACAGAGCAATGAGGGTTACTTAACATATCTATGGATTCAAAGCTTGGATAGCAAGTTTAACAAAGTGATTTATGTTCCGACCAAGGGAAACCTTCCGATATTAGAAGCAGGTAGATTTGGGGCTAAGAAATGATTAAGGAAGACTTGAAAGACATGTCAAAAACTTTCTTGAATATTATTATACTACCCATGATTTTAGGTATAATGATAGGATTGGTAATTAGCATACCAATTAAAATGTACATATCAACTTCTATTTGTTAAATTTCTAAGAATGCCATTTAATACCAGCAATGCCACGTTATTTTCCTCTATCTTTATATCAATAAACATATCTAATTGATTATTAAAACCAACTAATTGATCATGATTCTGGAATGCTTTTAGTTTTGTTAAAACTTCTAATACATCCATATAAGATTCACATAGGGTATCAGTTTTATTCATCGCTTAGTTCATCCAATATAGCAATACCTTTATCCAACAGATTAATTATATGCTCGGTACGATTAAGGCTTCTCATAACAAACATTCCTAAGTCATAGTCAGCATTTACTGGTAGCTTCTTTAAGCGAATTATTATCTCATCATAGGCATTGTCTAGCTCATCAACCATTTCTTCCATCATTATTACCCTCAATGTTAAAATCAACTAGTACAGCTATATACTTAATAATTTCTAAATTAATGTACGAAGTGATTAAATCAAATTTAGAGCCACCAATTT